AAACTAGGACGAAAGTCAGTTAAACTATTAAACTGAAATGCTCTAAATCCTCTGTCATTGATTGATGTCAATGGTAGTACTTCTAAATCACCCACATCAGGTTCGCCAATTAATATTTGCCAATCTACAGGCATTTTAATAGTGTGTTCGCCTATCTTTAAGACCAGTGCTGGTGAATTAAAACTTTCTAGAAAGATCAACGGAATCCAATGATAATCAGGATCAGTTGGATCTCTATTATCTAATATGCTAAAACGCATATCTTCTATTTCATCTGGCAGTGTGTCTAGATCGTATCTTGTATTATCTAATGTAAGTATTTGCATATTACCCTTATTATAAGTGACTGAGTTGTGTCTGTCAACAGTTATTTCCATTCTATTTTATCAACTTCAAATGGATAGTTGGCTTCTCTGTAAAACTTCTTGCGTGTTGTTAAATGTCTTTTGGCAAATTTGCAGGTAGATGTTATATCCCAGATTTGAACAAAATCTTTATCTTCTGCTTTTCTGATACCTCTACCGATCGACTGGATAACTCTGACGAAGCTCTTGCCAGGTTCGATGAGGATGAGGTTGAAAATTCTAGGTATATTAATGCCCACAGCGGCCACACCGTAAGTAGCAATAATAACCTTACCGTCCATAGTTGCAATTTCGTCATATTCGTCTTTCCTTGCTTGTGCTTTAGTTGCTCCTGATACAAACACCGAGTTTGGAATCAATTCCTCAAGCATCTTACCTGGTGCTATTCTATCTACCAACACTAACGTATTACCACTAGCTTTAATTTTAGTAATTAACTTGCTTATATATTCTAATCGATCCTCGTTACCTAACAAATATTTCAATTCTTCTTGATATCCGTTATATTCTGCATGGTCAACTAGTTGAGCAATATTTACATGACAGTTAGCCAGCACTCCTTCTTGCTGTAATTCATTAGCTGATAACTTTCCTATCACATCACCTATACTACATTTAAGACTCATACGTTCATATTCTTCTTTGGGTATAGTTCCTGTTAGTCCCCAACGTATAGGTATTTGACTCATAACTCCTGTTAACAAAGTTTTTAGTGCGTCTGCTTTGGCCATGTGTACTTCGTCAACCATAACACAGACAACATCTTGAATAAACTCATCTATTGTTATGTCCACTGATTGGTTTCTTGATCCTTTGAGTAGGATATTAAGACTTTGCCAAGTACATATAGTATGTGTACGACCAAACTCTTTTCTATCTCCAAAGTAAACACCTACGTCTAATCCCATATTGACATAGTCAGCTTCTGTTTGTGTGACTAAACTTTTGTTTGGTACTATAACTATTGTACGACCGTGTGGTTCACAGCAAGAACTCAATGCCGCTGTGATCAATGTTTTTCCAGCACCTGTTGCTATTTCCTGTAGGCATTGTGGATTAGCTAAAAACTTGTTTATAAGTTCGACCTGATAGTCTCGTAACACTATTGGTTCACCTGCTATTGGATGTCCTTCAGGCCAGGTTAAATGACTATATGTATCTTCTTTGACCTGAGTAAATTCAAACTGTCTTTCATAGTCTCTATAGTCTTCAAGATCAACGTCATAGTTATATTGTTCAAGGACTGGTAGTATTTGATCTAATAGATTGATATATGTACTGCCACCCAATTGAAAGTAACCTACTTTGCCATCCCATCTGCCTAGTCTAACTGCGGGCATATAGCGAGCACCTGGAATCTCAAACTTAAACATGTCCACTAATTTTTTGCGAACATCTAAATCAAGTCCTTCAATTTTTACATTGACTTCGTCTTTAATATGTAATAATGCTTGTTTCATAATATGTAGTATATACTAAAAGGAGAAAGGGTGTCAACCAACAACACCCTTTTATGAATAACAAAAAGAACTATCTACGTTTCATACAAGTAACTTCAGCCATTTCACGCCAACTAACTGGTGAAACTTTTCTGAGGTCGCCTATTTTAAGTGCCATACGCAGGCTTAGTTCATTTAAGTTATCTTGGTTATCAGTCATAAAGTTTAACATTTCGTCAACTTCGTGTCCTGAGAAATCATAGTCTTGAAACAGAGCACCTGTACCAGCAATCTGTTTGATACGTAATAGTTTATCACGCACAGTGTCTAGTGTAAGATCTAAGTAGTGACATCTTGATTGAACAGCTTCTAAATGATCTTTAAGTTTTTTACTTCTAATATTATCAAACTTGATATTAGTAATAAAGATTGCAGAACCTTTAAACTCAAACTCATCAGGTACACCTTCATTACGTAATTTATATGAATCAGTGTTCCAGCATATTTTACGAGTCTTCTTACTATCAAGTGCGGCCTTTAATATATTCAACGACAGCTCATCTTGTAGCACTGAATCACAATCATCAAATACTATAACATTGTCTTTTTCTTTGTAGTTGAATAGTTTAGTGTATAGTCCAATAGCTGACATAGCACCTTTCACCACATCAAATGTTTTAGGTCTTGAACTTAGTTCAGTATATACATTAGCCTTGTCAAGCTGTTGTTCAACACCGTATGACTTACCTACACCCGGAGGGCCTACTACGATCATAGCTCTTACATCACCGTTGATGCAGGCTTTAGTCATCTGATCAAGAATATTAAAACGCTTACTGATACGTTCAATAATTTGATCGTCTGTTTCTTTTGTGAATTTAATTGCCTTAGCTACCATGTTATCTACCCCCGTAAATGATTAATTTCTAACTTAAAAACATTATAGCAGTTTTGGATTTATTGGTCAAGCACTGAATTGATTATTTTTACTCTAATATTGTCATATAACTCTTCTAGTGTAGCATCATCTACTGCTACCATCTTTTCTGCTAGTTGTTTTTCAAGGAACCCTACTGTCTCCATAGCAAGGTCGTCTAGCTCGTCGTATAAATCTGGATTAACATTTTCTAAGTTATATTTTACTGTCATGCTATTATTATACAATCTTTTGATTTATTAGTCAATAAAAAACCCCACTAAATGCAGGGTTTTTAATTTTTGGCTAATTGTTTTTATAACACTATTATGCTGATGTTGTTGGATCTAAATTCCATGTACAAGTAAATGTTTCACCATCACCAATAATTGGCCAATTTAGCTTGGCTATGTCAGCGTCATCCCAACCTTCTAAGTCCACACCGTCGATTTGAGCATTAGTTCTTGCGTCATTATCCTCTCCATATACTGTAAAATCAGTAATAGCGTTTGCTGACATTACTGCCGCATCTTGCTCATCTGTTGGATTTGTAAGTGTGCCTGCTATGAATGCGTTATATATGTCACTACCTAGAGCTGATTCGCCTATGGTGTTTGCTATATATGTTTGAGCCTCTGCTGATACATTGTTTTTGTCTGCTACATTAGCGTCAAACCAAGATCGAGGTATTGTCATTCCTGGAACACCGTTATAGTGTGTTCTACCTAGACAAAGTTCTCCACCTGAAACTGCTAGTGAGTATGCTAAGTTGCCTGTTGTTGCTTCATCTAATGTATATGTAAAAAGCAAATTACTTGTGTCTGGTGGGTTTCCCCCTCTATCTGTTGTGGAGTCATTAACTGCACCGTTAAATACCTCTACTCCGCCTACAGTCAATACTGCTGTTACATCGCCTGCTTCAGCGTATGCTTGTCCGTAAACCTTAAATGTTCTATTAGCCATGTGCTATGTTCTCCGTTTGTTACGTTTATTTATCTAGTTTCCAATGCCTTAGTACTTCTTTATCATCAATCTCATGTGGATTAGGCACTCCATGGAATACTATTATACTTAGATCTCTAAAAATATGACTTCGATCTTTTCCTTTGTTAGGATATGTACGATAGGTAAAATCTATCCCACCATCCATAACTTCCCATCTATAACTTTTTACAAAGTTTTGATCAAGCCAGCGTTTGTTATCGTTGGGCACTTCTATATCTATGTAATCTTGATCACCATTATATTGTGTTATAATAACATGATAGTTACGCTTAAACTTTTTCCAAAGGTCAGCATACTTGTCAGTGTCAAATACCATTACACTGCTATTTATTGTCCATTTGTTTTTCTTCCAAAGATAGCGAAAATCTCTAACTGCCCAAAACTTTTCACTACTCAATCTCAACATCCAATCTAAGTTACCTGAGATTATAATATCTAAATCAAAATAAAACAATCTGCCCTGAAAGTCCTTGTTTCTAAATATTTGTGTTTTGTACCACCATCCCTTCTTAGGCCCTTTAACTCCTAGATCTTTAAGACTGTGTTTGTGCCACCCTTTAGGTACTTCTCTAGCCTTTTCAGTCCATATATGAAAACGTATAGGACAGCTAAAGTTCCTACGTAACCCAGCTTCTAATTTCTTAGCATAGTCTAAAGTATAGTATTCTCCATGAAGCACACATCCGCAGTCTATACCATCTTCCATATAGTCATCTACCTGTTTCATAATTGTGATTCCAATCTTTCTATCCACAGTCCTTGTTCAATTTCCTCAATGAGGTATTCGGTGTGCGTTATCTCTGCTAACCATTGCTCTGTAGCAAGATTATTAACTAGTTCTATGTTATTAATACTGTTACTTATAGAGTACGCCAAACTTAGTTCACTAGTTATAATTGGTGTTCCTGATATTGCGGCCTGTATTGCTGGACCACTCGAGTAATTTACAACGCAATAGTAATTAGTGTTAAAATCAAAGTCATCATATGTTCCTGTAATTTTACGAGGCATTTCACTAGGCATTTGTAATGGAGATCTAGGGTGACTGCGTACAACGATTTCTCTATCTGTTTGAGATTGTATCATTGTTACTTGCTGTTCAATCCATAGTTCTTGTGATTCTAAATGCTGTAACTGTAAACTTTTATGATGTTGTGCCGCAATTAATATTTTACCGTTATTGTTTGTGTTCTCATTGAGGCTAATACCTAACTTATTAGGTCTATCCCAATCTAAATTTTCAGTATGGCCATAATAGCCCTCAGTTGTAATATTGTTTAATGAAATCTTCCAGGTTGTGTTTCTTCTTAAGGCACCAACTTCAATTATTATTACAGGTTTATTTTGTCTACGAAAATGTTCATATATTTCTTTATTAGGAGCCATACGTCCTGCCCATAGACAACTCCATATGACCGCAATATCTGCGTTCATATCATTTTCTACCACTTGATAATGCTTCTTAGCACTAGATAAAAAGGCAGACATAACTGGCTTTGAATTTAATGATGTGTGCTTAGAAAAATAGGTCAGTTTTTTCATTGAATAAATATATGCTAATATAATAGTATGTATCCATTTATATAAACACAAGGACAAAAAGTGAAATATACTTTAATCACTACATTCCATAAAGAAGGAATGGAACAGTACGGTCAGAGAATGATAGACACCTTTGAAAAACATTGGCCGGCAGAGATCGATCTTGTTGTTTATGCTGAAAACTGTACACCTAAAACAACTAAGTCAAATGTTCAGGTAGTTGATCTACTTAAAGAAAGCAAAGAATGTAGAGACTTTGTTGAAAGACATAGAAACAATCCTAAAGCACACGGACGTGATGCTTCACAGGATCCACGTAAACAGTTTAAGTGGGACGCTGTGCGTTTTTGTTACAAAGTATTTGCTACAGGATTAGCAGAGAAAACTATAGATACTGATTGGCTGATATGGTGTGATGCTGATACACTTACTCATACTGATATCCCCGTTCACTTTGTTCCAAGCATATCACCTGGAGACGCAATGATTACATATCTTGGGCGTGGTGACAAATATCATCCTGAATGCGGATGGGTTGGATACAATCTTAGACACGTTAACTCAAGAATGTTTATAAGAGAGTTTGTGTCATTGTATACAGAAGATAAACTATTTGATTTACCTGAATATCACGACAGCTATGTTTGGTCTACAGTATGGAAACAATATAGAACTAAATCTGAGAATAAGTTTTTCAACTTAAATCCTAATCCAGACACGAAAGGCTTTGCTGGGCATCCGTTTATTAACAGTGCTCTTGGCGAATATCTTGATCATGTCAAAGGTAAACGTAAAGATTTAGGACACAGTAATAAAAGAGATCAAGGCACGTTCATCGATCATCCTTATTGGTCTAATATAAAGGAAACAAAATAATGTATAAAAAACATGGATGGTCATTTCCAGACTATGACACACATTTTGCTTATATGTTGGATAAAAATATCAAGAAAGGCGGAGAACCTGTTTATCAGGAGCCCGTTAGACGCAAGAGCTTTGAGTTTGTGCAACACAAAGGTCTAGCGTTAGATATAGGTGCCAATATAGGGCTATGGACAAGAGATATGGCTAAACAGTTTCAACGTGTTATAGCATTTGAACCAGTGGCTGACTTTAGAGAATGTCTTCGAGAGAATGTTGATATGTCTCAAGTTGCTATAAGAGACTATGCTTTGGGCAACGAAAACACAACAATAGATATGGTAATCACACCAGACAACACAGGACACAGTCATGTCAATACTGACACTATGGGTAATGGTCAAATCCATATGTATCGATTAGATAGTTTAGAATTTCAAAAAATTGATTACATTAAAATAGATTGCGAAGGATATGAATATAATATTCTATTAGGCGCCGAACAAACAATTAAAGAATATAAACCTGTTATGGTTGTTGAGCAGAAACTACACAAAGACACAGGCATCACTGAAGATACTCAGTACGAAAGTGTTGAACTATTAAAAAGTTGGGGAGCTCGAGAGCTTAGTCGTGTACGCAACGACGTTATTTTAGGATTTTAAGTAAGGCTCAAAGTGTTTCCACACAAGACCTTTTCTTAGTTCTTCGTCACACCAATGACAGCTAGCTAAATCATATAACCATTGACTACGTTCAGGATAAACAGGATTTAAAATATTTTTAATATCGTGATTGGCCACGTCCCAAGTTACAGCATCTTGATCTTGTACAAATACCGGAACTCCCTTTAATATTGCCGCAACTGAACTAGATGAATTATAAAACACCGCGGCGTGAGCACCTTCAATATCTTGTTCTAATGTACTGTCAGGTACACTTTCATATATATTATTTTGTTTTAAATAACCTTTAAGATTATACTTACGCTTAGGATGAGGTCTTATTAATATAGGCTTATCAGTAAGTTTTCTTATTTGAGTAACTGTGTTAGCCAGCCATTGATCTAAATCAGTACCCTTCATATTCCAGCCTCCGTCTCGCTGTAGACAAATTAAAATATGACTGCCTGTTCCATTTTCTCTCCAAGGCCTCATTCCAGGCATACGCAGATCGTATCTTAATTGATTCCATTTGGTATTGATGCTACCTTTATTAGCATATTCATGTTCATTATAAAATACACCATCTAGACTATATCGAACATACATACTCTTTGGATCTGCAAATTTAAAACAACTGCCATCAATAGGCATACAGTGTTGTCCGTTAGCACGACTCCAATCGATTACATTTTTACGTAAATGAATGTGAGGTCCAGAAAATGTTTGACCAACCCAACCAATGAATACTCCTAGTCGTGCTGGAATAACCTCGTGTTTGGTTTGTACAAAGATTCGAGCACCAGCACGTTGGGCACCTTCAGCAAATGCTTTTAATATTTGTGCTTTGCGGTCATGGTCTGCTATTCTAGGCAAACTTGACAAATAGACTACTACATCATACATGCCATGTCTCCAGGATTTTTTTAGCTGTGCCGTTATATATTTCTTCAGAAGTAAATTGGCTGTAACTTAAATAACATAGCCATTGACTTACATCATCTCTATAGAGATCATTGATCTGTTCTATACTGTTTCTACTGACTGGATTAGTTATATGATTTCCTAACGTAATTATAGGAACTCCGGCCCATACAGCTTCAGTGAGTGCGTTTGAATTATATCCAACCACGCAATATATGGACTTGTCTTCTAATAAATCTTCATACAAAGTTGTGCGAGTTTTTCTTGTACCTTGTTTTTTTCTAACTTTAATTGGTCGATCTGTTACTTTTTTTAGCTTTTCTTTCTGTTCTTTAATCCATTTCTGTTGATCTAATCCATAAACTTTACATACATGTAGGCTTGGCGGTATTATTAATACTGTGTTACCAGTGGTTCTCCAATATTTAGGAAATGAGAATCCTTCAGTTAATGTTCTTGAATTTACTATCATGTTTAATAGTCGATCCATAGGAAAAATATGCTTTGGTTTGACAGCATGAATATCATTACGGCAAAGTCGATGAAACTCTTTTCTGCCTTTAGTGTGAATAAAATTAGTATATCCGCTGTCAACAAACCAGAAAGGAAACTTATTTTTTATTTTATTATGTAATAGTTGTTCATTATTAAGTATATTTCTAATTAAGCAATCTGACTGAGTTTGCGAATAACTGTCTACTGTTCTATAAGAAGTTTTTTTGTATACACCGTTAGCTAATTTTTTCATATAGCTTTGTGACTGCGAATCTAAATAACGTGCTAACAACAAACGTTTTCCTCTAGCACGGGTGCCTCCAATAGATACACATATGTCTTCAAACTGTTCAAGTAAAATATTAACTAATCGACGTTTAATTAATTTCTTAATAGTTTTTTTTCCAATATTAATAGTATCTCGTAGTCTATTTAGATCTGCCCAGGCGGCTTTATAAATCCTATCCTTATCTTTCTCACCTGTGACAAGGTCTGTTCCGTTATAGTGATTAGAATATACTTTACTACAAAAATGCCAATTCAAACTTTTGAGATAATACTTTATTATGATTAGGTCAGCGAGACAATCACATAATTCTTCGTCATTGATAATGGTATAATTAGCCATTAAGTATACCCCAAGCTGTGCCGTTATTCATTTCTGTACGAGTAAATTGACTATAACTTAAATGACGCAACCAAGCTTCTCGTTCGTCGTCTGATGGTATGTAAGGATTTTCTATTTCACTGAGATCATGTTTTGCTAATTGTTGAGCCGCATTAGGGCCTAAAGTAAATGCTGGTGTACCGTTAATTATTGCTTCACAGGCGGCTACTGAGTTGTATGTTACTAAGCAATGGCTGTCTTTAAGATCATCTTCTAAAGTATTCTGTATAAAACGGTCATCTCTAGGTCTCTTTAGTCTAACTTTAATTGGTCGATCTGTATATTTTTTTATTTCTGCTACTGTTTGATCAATCCATTGTTGTTGATCAATGTTCCATAAAGTAAAACTTTTAGGGCTAGGTGGTGCTATTAGAATATTACGTCCTGAAGTAAAAGGTTTAGGATCTAATAGGGTAGGATTTAGCTCTGGGCGTTTTAATTGAGCCCATTGAATATATTTTATCACCTGTTCTAGTCTATCTCTAGGTCTTTCTATAATAGGTCGAATATCATGTACATGATCTTTTATAATACGATGCCATTGCTTCTTGCTTCTCATATTACCTAAGTATTGATTATCAATATAGAAGAATGGTGTATTGTTTTCCCAACAATTCTTTACAGCTTTTATCATTCCGGCGCCGTATATTACCCAGGTGTTGTCAGGATAAGCCCGTGCTTCTTCCAAGCTGACAGCAACTCCATTACATCCTTTTGTAAAATTAAAGATAGAAGTGTTTAATAACTTGAGGTGATTTTTAGGGAGTTTATTTGTTTCTTTTCTATCTAGACAAAGTATATCATTTGCTGTTATCATCTAGTAGATCAATCCTTTGTTGACAGTATTCAGTAAACAGTCTTTCTTGGTGCCAATCATTGGCCATACCAGTGTTAGAGAACTCATGGAAACAAGGAGTACCTAGTGTATAGTGTACTAATTTAGCATCAGGATTATCTTCATATTCTGCGGCGAGCCAATTCCATTCTTTAGAAATTTCTGCTATACGATCATCTTGTGTCCATTCAAATCTATGTAGATGAGATCCAATTGATTCTTGTATATAGTCAGGTGTTAAACGTTTACATGGCATCATAGCACAATTAAAAATCATCACACTAGACCAATTCTTTCTTGGATAGTCTTCATTTTTACTGCCTAAATATTTGACAGGCATCTTTGTTTTGTAGTCGTGCTTAACAACAGCAACGTCCCAGCTCGAAAAGTTTTTTGTTTCGTTCCATAACTTTGCTATATCATCTTTAACTATCATATCACCGTCAATATAAATTGCTCGTCCTGTGTACCCTGCCATATGTGGCACTAGAAAGCGTGAATATATAAAATGATTAGACCCGTCAGTGTGTGTTTCCTCATATCCTGACAATAAGTTAAGTGCTAACGGATGTATGCTTACTGGTTGTGTGGCATGTCTAATTATTGAATTAACACAGGTATGGAATGCTATGGCTTCTCTAGGGTCATACCCAATGTATACTGGTATTGTATCTTGTTTACTCATGCAGATATTTATCTGCGTAGTTTATTCAGTGTGTAGAATATGTTTCAAGGTGTCCAGCAAACCAAGGTAGTACGAGATCTTGTTGTTTAACATGTCCCCAACGATCAATACTTTGTACTGCTGAGTCTGGTAATAAATTAAGTTCAGCTAAGTCTCTCCAGCTAGTAGTACGAGGATCTTGAGGCTCTACTTCGCCTTTATAGACCATAGCTTTTATCCAAGGATCTCGTAGTCCTTTAAAAAACAATCCGCTCTTACAATCCCAACCGTTGACTGCTAGCATATGAATAAGATTAACTAAGGTATAGTGATGGTATTCATTGTTTGGACTTGATATATCGTGTCGATTATATTTGATATTTGTAGTTTGTGGTATCTGTAGAAGTAACATTCCATTGGTATTTGTTAATTCCCACCAATGTTTTAAAGTGTTTATTGGATTAAGACAATACTGAAATGAATCATGTGAAGTTATAACGTCAAACGAATCTGACGGTAACCCTGTGTTTTCCATATCTGCTTTTAAGTATGTTAGATTTTTATGTGATACAGAAAGTTTATCAATTTGGTCAATTACTGTTGCTTTAATATTATAAGGTTTAGGTTTTCCAGTTGATTCAATCTCAGGATCACTTTCTCTAGTTACCCACCATTCTGCGTCTAGACCTGCTCCGCCTCCCATATCACAAACGGTATTAACAGATATCATAAACTCATAGAACGTCCCAATAGTATCTAACACTTCTCGCGAATGTTTGTGACTTGTTTGATCTTCAACAAACATTATAGTTGTATATCCTCCATGCCACTTGCCCTTAATCTAACTACATGCCCTAACATAAAGTTTTTACTTTCGAGTCCTTTCATTATACCTAACCATTGGTTTCTAAGTAGAGCAATGTCATTAATTAATGTTTCATATTCAATAACTTCGTCTTCACCATCTACATACTTTTCTGCATCACGTGATGTCAATGCTCTTTGATATGCTTCTAGATACTTTTGAAAATGCTTACGTCTAATCTTACGTAGTTGTATATTAAGATAATTAAGCACTGCTTCTATTTCTTGTAGTTGGTGGAATCGATGTTCAGTAATGCCTGGTAAATCTGACAGATTCTTTTCTACGTATCCGTAGATACTGACATCTTTTTTGGCACTTTCTAACTGGTTACGATAGTACATTATAAAGTCAGGTAAGTTTCCAATGTTATCAACTACTTTGTTATACCACATTAATAGTTGTCGTCCTCATCGTCTTCGTAACCACCGTCATCAACTTCGTCGCCCCAAGTATCTAAGCCATCATCCTCTTCTTCTTCAACAACATATGCCGATAACGCTGATTTAATACTCTTATCTTGACCAAGTTCGCTTTCGGCTATTGCGTCTGCGTTATGCCCTTGGTTATCAATTAGTGCATTAACAACATCAATTGCGGCTTGTTTTTCATCGTTGAGATGATCTTTAACTGCTAGCCATACCTCAGATGCTGATATTAATGTGTCTGCCATTTATTATTTTCCTTCTACAGTTTCTTCTACTACAGGTGCCTGCTGTTCAACAGCAGTATCTTCCATAGCTTCTACGTCTTCAATACTTATCTCTTCTGCTATCTTTCCGTAGCTTGCCATAATCTTATCTAAGCAACCGTCAGTGTTAAGTTCCCATGCTTTACGGAACTGTTTGATTTCATTAGCACTGTCTGGCTCGCCATAACGCAATCTGTTACCGTCTTTTTTAAGTAATCCAGCTTTTTCAGCCATATCAACTAAACCTGAGTATGGACTCATTCCTGTTGAATAAGGAATCTTAACTTGTACACCTTCAAACGGTTTAGCGTAACGTGTTTTCATTACTTTACAACCAGCTCTAATACCTTTAACATCTGATATCTTGTTACCAGCTTCATCTTCTTTTAGTTTAAGTTTCTTCATAGCAACAACAATACTTGATGCGTAAATAAACCCTTGACCACCTGATATCTTATCATCTGGATCAAACATGTCTTGTGATGCGTATGTGTGATTGGTTGCTACAATACCTATGTTTAATGCACCAATCATGTTAACTGTGTTTCTAACAAGTGCTGTCAGTGCCTTAGGTTTACGACCCATATCACCTTTCATATCACCTGCTTCAAACTGATTAACATCTGTTGGTGTTAATAACATACCTAACGAGTCAATAACAAACAATACTTTAGGTCTTGCTTCTTCAGGCATTTCTCTATATTCTTTTACAAATTCTGAAATAGTTTTAGCTACGTCATCAATCATTGCCATATTAAGTTTAAGTAGTTTGTCATCTGATGTATCTACACCTAATGCGTGTAACCAACTTTCATCAAGTGCGTTTTCGCTATCAACTAAGATAACATATATGCCTTGTTCTTGTGCGTTTTTAACAATGTTGCCTGAACAGATGTAACTCTTACCTGCTCCTGATTCACCAGCAAACACTGTTACTTTGCCTAGTGGTATACCTTTGTTAAAGTCACCGGATATTAAATAGTTTAGTGCAAAGTTACCTGTTGATACCCAATCTGTTGGATCGTTAAATCCTAAACTCATTCCAGGAATGCTTTTAGTAATACTTTTTCTAAACTTACTTGCGTCGAATGGTTTAGCCATTGT